GCAGGAAGCTGTAAATGGTAATAGTGGTTATACTCCAATATTTATACCGTGGTTTGAAATTGAAATTTATCAACGTGACATCTCTAATATAAATTCATTCATAAAAAATATGACTGAATATGACTTGGTATTATGGGAACTCGGAGCAACCTTAGAGGGTATCAATTGGTATAATCATAGAAAATCAAGTGAGAATTACAGCACATGGCGTATGCAGTCAGAATTTCCTTCCACAGCAGCGGAGGCTTTCGCATCCACAGGAAGAAGGGTATTTGCACCATCGTATGTACTCAAAGCACGTAAAAACTGCATGGCTCCGGCTTTCATAGGTGAGATTTATGGAGATTCAAGCAGAGGTAAGACTGCCCTCGAAAATATAAAGATTGAAGAAAACAGTAAAGGTAATCTTCGTATATGGATACATCCTGACAGCACGGTAAATATGAAAAATAGGTTTTGTGTTTTCATGGATATAGGCGGAAGAACAGAAAAAGCGGATTACACTGTTATTAAAGTATTAGACCGTTACTGGCTCACCGAAGGGGGAGTTCCTGAAGTAGCTGCTGTATGGCGGGGTCATTTAGATCAGGATTTAGCAGCGTGGAAAGCTGCACAGATAGCAAAGATTTATGATAATGCCCTACTCGCTGTTGAGATGAACTCCCTGAACAAAGAAGAAGAAAATAATGAGGGTGACCATTTCCTTACAGTACTTGATGAAATTGCACCGCATTACGATAATCTATTTTCAAGGACAACACCTGATCAGATTAAACAAGGTATTCCTGTTAAATATGGTTTCCATACAAACAAAAGTACTAAGCCTATGATTATTGACTGCCTGAATGCTGCATTGCGTGAGGAATCGTATGTCGAGCGTGATATAATTGCTTGTGATGAGATGGATACTTTCGAGATAAAAAGAAATGGCTCTTATGGAGCAGTATCCGGTCAGTATGACGATAATGTGATAGTGACAGCAGGTACGAATTGGCTAAGTAGTAGTTATATGGATTTACCTAAATTATTTGTAAAGAAAAAGAAATCTAAGAAGCGGAGAATTATTAGCGAAGCTTCATTGTAAATATTAACCAAAAGTGAAGCAATGACTAAAGGAAAAGAGAAAATATCTAATGGCGTAGTATCTCAGATTATGAATAATCCTGTGTTTTCTTCAACGAAACTAACTATCAAAATATTTCATGAATGGTGGGATAAAATAACAGGTGATATGACTAAACAAGAAGTATATACAAAGCATTTGAATAAAAGAGTATTTGTTGATTCAAATAAGGAGATAGACCACGATCACTATTTAGCAATAATGGACGCAATGGAAGAATATGCAGACAGCCCATTAAATGAACGTTCAAAAAAGATTGAACTACTTGATGAATATTCAACATGGCTAACTAAAAACGGATATATGGATACTGATTGGAAAGATGAAGAACCGTTTGCAATAGATGATTTTTTGGGTTATAAAAAATAACATACAAAACCATGAAAAAAAACAATGTATTAATTATTGATATAGACACCGAAAGAAAAGACAATCCCATAATAGTTGCACATGGCAATAGAAATGGTGATGATATAAGTCCAACTGATGAAGGTTATAATATTGTATCTGATATGGCTTCACTTTGCGAGGCTCTTTGTTTGATGATACACACAGCAGAACAGGAAAATATTAAACATTCTGCAAAATCATTAAGAGATTGTATTAATCATTTAACACAAGGTTTTGCCGATGCCTCATATTTCGGTAAATTAGTTACAAAATAATAACAAAAATGAACGAAACAAACTTTTTTATATTGGTAATGGGATTGTTTACATCATTAATATTTGTGGTTTACAATCCAAGTATTGATTCTACTCAGGATTGGTGGGTATTATGGTATGGTAGAAAAAATCGTAAATATATTAGACTTTTGAAAAAATGAAAAATCAAAATGAATATAAATTACAAGTTAGTTGTGTAAGTTGGTTTCGTTATCAGTACTCAAAATACTATTATAATTTATTTCAAATTACAAATAGTAATGAGTTATCATTTTTAGATAAATCGAAAGCAGCTAAAAACATGAATAAAATGAAAAAGTCGGGCTTATTAGTTGGCTGCCCTGATTTATTTCTAAGCGTTCCTGCTGATAAATTTAATACAAGTAAGCATAATGAATTTTATCACGGTTTTTATATTGAGATGAAATTTGGCAAAAACAGGCAATCCGAAAATCAAAAGAAATTTGAAAAAAACATTGTGAAATATGGTTATAAATATTCGCTTTGTTATTCGTTTGATGAGTTTATGAATTTAATTAATGATTATCTGAAATGAATTTTTACAAAACATCAACTGGTGAAAGAGTTTCAAAGTCAGTAATTGACCGAAAAGTCAGGCAGGCTAAAGAGGCAAAACTTGAAAAACAGTTTTTGGAAGATGGGTATAACCATTGCGAGGAATGCGGACAAAGTACTGGAACTTATTTTGATTGCGCTCATATCATATCCGTTGACGAATGCCAAAAGTCAGGACGATCTGAATTAAGTTGGGACGAAAACAATATAAATATTCTTTGCAGAAGATGCCACCAAAAAAAAGACAGATTAAACTTGCAATTTAGTAAAAAATAATATATATTTGCAGTGTCGTTCAGTTATGAAAAAACTAAATCCCATATCACTACATTGCCTAATCCGAATAATTCGGGACTGGACGACCTTTGTAGTTCGGTATGGGTTTTTAATATGAGAAAAAAAATAATTTATCAAAAAGGTCAAAAAATTAACAACCTTGTGTTTATTAAAGATTCAGAGCCGCTAATTACAAAATCAGGCAAAAAACCAAAAAAACATGATAAGTTAAACTTACAATTTAAAAGAAAATGATTTAAAACCCTTTTTTGTGTGGTGGGGTTGAATATCACACAGTTAATTAAAAACAAGTAAAAAATGGCAAAGAAAAAAGTTAAAAAGCCAGGAGTTCCTTTACATAATGGAAAAGGAAACAAAGTCAATGAAGGAAGGGGCGGTTGTAATCCACCCAAGAAGAAAAGACGAGGTATAAATAAATAAACTTAAACAGATACATACGGTCAAGCAAGTTGTATATCGAAAGAAAAACATCCAAAAACCTAAGTGTATCTGTTTTACCTAAAAACTAAATTATGGCAAAAAAGAACGATGCTCCAAAAAACAATAAAGATGTTAATATGAATCTTATTTGGAAGTGGCGAGCTGAGTGCATAAGAAATACAGGCAAATATCCTGACAACGTAATGATACACCCAGTAAACAAAGCTAACTTAGAAGCTGAAGCAATGCTCACAGAAAACTTTAAAATGCCACACCCAAAGAAAGCGAGATGTTTCGGAATGAAAGTTATATGGACTTATGAAATTGAAGAACATGAGGTTATTTGCACATTTAATGGTAGGTAACAAACAAATATGAAAAACTTTAAAGCCCAATATTCACAAAGCAGGAAAAAAGAACCTCAAACTCTTTTGAAAAAAGGTAGGTACAGGAATTTTAATGAGATTTTCAAAAACACCGATATTCAGGACGATGAAGCAATCAAAAAAAGAAATTAAGATCGCTGTTATACATGAGTTTTGTAAAAACAGCAATCAGACTTTAGCGAGTATTGCGGATAAATTTAATACAAGCAAATATACTGTTTCGGCTATATTAACCAAATATTTAAAAAAAAGATATGAAAAAGCAAATTAAACTATTTTTCGACATGGAGCTTTCAAGCCTCTCATCAGATGCTCAAATAATTTCACTCGGAATAGTAAGTGAGGGACAACTCCCAGAATTTGTCCCACTAAAAACGATACCAATTGAAAAGCTCCCTAAAACAACACAAGATGAACTTAAAGAGCGTAAAATAACTACCCTTAATGTTCTTGGGTATGATAAAGTTAGAGGAGAAGAAGTTGTTGTATTATCTTCTTGCAATATTCCTTTGTTGTTCTGTCCTGAATCATGGATAATTAAAAACAGTAAATCCTTTTACGCTGAGTTTTCAGACTTTGACATAAACCGTTGCGATGATTGGGTGAAGGAGAATGTAATAAAGAATTTGTCATTGAACGACCATGAACGTTTTTTGCATCATCATAACAACCTAAAAAGAGTCAAGGATGATACGAGAGTAATAAAAAAATCTTTATCAAATTGGCTTGAATTATTCAAGGACTACGAGATAACCTTTGTTGCGGACTGTGGATGTTTTGACTGGTATCATTTATTACAGTTGATTGCAGAGTGGGAAACATTACCTAACAAAAATGATAATTATGCTAAATGGTGTGTTGCAACAAATCACTACAAAACAGGACTTCCAAAACTCCCTGAGAACATCTCTCCTGTGCCTTTAGACTTAAACGACCTGATTGCACATGAAAAAGGAATAAGTGTGAGAGAAGCGTTTGATATGGACAGAAAATGGCTTGTTAATGACTGTACTCTAAAATCAGAAATATCTACTGTATGGGCTATGGATATGGTTAATTATGATAAGCACAACCATAATTCACTTTTTGATTCAAAAATAATCAAAGCTATTTACGAAAAACTTATACGATGAAAACAATAATAAACCAACTACTAAAGCTGTACGACTTTATCTTTAAAAATTTTCTTTACCAACGAAAGGTGTGGATTGAGAACTTTAGATTATCCCGAAAGGGTAAAATGCTAAGAAGGGCTACGAAATTAGCCGATCTAAGACACAAAGCTGATGGAAAACGGTATTATGTGCTTTATGATTTTAACGGCGATTTAAGGGTTTTAAATGGCATTGAAATTGATGCTCTGAAGCGTGCTAAGGTTATGGATAAACGAGTAAATTTTTATTATTTAATAAATGAATCGCTTTATCATACAAAATAAAAAACTTGGAATTATGAAAACAGTAAATCAAATAGATATTGAAATAAAACATTTTCAAATAAGGTTATTTGAAAAGAAAACTAAACATGCTCAATTAAATCAAATTGATTGTTTAAGTGCTGAAGGTTCTAACTTACGAGAACAAATTTCACAAATTGAAGGTAAAATACAATCTCTTAACTGGGTAAAAGACAATGGAGGTTTACCTGTTGATAGCATTAATAAGAATGCCTTACTGGATAGATTTGCATTGGAGTTTGATTGTAAATATAAAGACTGTCCTGAAAACACAAGTGAAAAAGAGTGGGAGGAAAGAAAATTAGAAGGTGAAGGATTTTTACATGCAATTATATTGATTAATGAGTTTAAATGATACGCAATAAAAAACATAAAAAACCTAAGAAGCACATTAGCGAAAACCCTGCTTTAGTTGCTCGTAAAGATATTTCAAAATATTTCAAGGAGAATAATATATCTACTTACGATGGGCAAGGTACTTGGATTGTAGTAGGTGATAATCTCTACAACAAAGAACAACGGATGCTAAATGCTGAATTGGGGATACATTCGATAAACATGAAAAAACCAAAAAAATGATACTAACAAAAATAAAATTATGAAACCAACAGATGCTTATTACTTTGCAATGACTAAAGTAAATGAATTAAAAAATGGTGGTATAGAAGTAACTATAAAATCATCCAAAAGTAAAAACAATAAAGAGATGGTAAAAAAATACGACAAACCAGATAAAATACCATCTGAATTTTGGAATAACGTATCTTTTAAAATTTCAGATACTACACAAGCACAGAAAGTAATGGAGATGGGAAATTACTTAGGAATGTGCGGAATTAGCTTTGATACTGGTGGGTGTTCTGGGTATAGGGATTGGGAATTTGATTGGAGCTTTTCGTATAAAAAAGGTGAAGAAAATTGGGAATGGCGAGATGCACGAGAAGATGTTGAAGATATGATAAGCCAAATGTGCGTAAACCAAAAATAAAATTTGCACATATTATATTAATTATTAACTTAAAATAAAATTTATGAAAAAACTAATCATAATTTTATTAATTCTATTTTTAGCAGCTTTATTAAGTAGCTGCCAAACGGTGAAATATCCAATGACTAAAAAGAAATCAACAATACGTCCTGCAATGGGCAATCATTTACGGAGCTATAACCCGTATTATGCTAAAAAGCCAAGTAGATACGATTGTAGTAAATGGTAAACAAACCTAAAAAAACAAACTAAAATGAAAAAGCTAATTACAATTTTACTAATCATGTTTGCCGTTCAAGTAATGGCACAAGATAAACGAGCTTACATTGAAGTAAAAGACACAATTGAAATTGCTTATAATACTTATTTTACAGGTGACTATACGCAAAATGGTTTTAGTATTTATCCTATTGAGAAAAGCGATAGTATTGGAATTGATAGTGTGTCAATAATAAGAATATATTATCTTGAAAAATATGACCCTTATAAAGAGATAAGAGCTTCCTCAGATTCAATATTGTCATATGGTTTTCGTAGGATTTACTTGAAATTTAGAGAAAAGGAGTATAAGAATGGTTGTAGTAGTAAAGATAACAGGCTTAATATGCTCAATGGATTATAATATTTATATAAAATAAAACAAAATTATGAATAATGATTTAATATTTAGAATAGCCAAAACATTCAAATACCATGAGCTAATAGAAGTGAATGAATATATAAAGCGTAGGATATATTACATTAAAAACAAAAATAAAATTAGTGTTAAGGATTGGATTGAATTAAATAGCTATGAGTTAGGTTTTAGATGCTATAATTCATTTAAATTATATTGCGAAATGTATCCTAATGATACGATAAACGATGTTACAAGAGAAAGGGCGTTTAAGGTACGTGGAATAGGTATGAGAACGTGGAACGAATTTAAAAAAATAAGAGGTGAAGGAAACTTGTAATTTTGACTATCTCAGCTTCCTATTATAAATATTCTCAAACTGAATATCAAGCCCTCTTATCTCTGCTAATTTAGTTTGACAGGTAATTAATATAATAGCGTATCTTATTGAGGTGTGTACTCTACCAAGTATAAGATTGCTCAATTCTACTTCCGCGGGTTGTTTTGTTCCTGGTGTCTGGATACCTTTTAAGATTTTCCATTCGTAACCATCAATAGAACCGTAAATATAAAATCCGAGTTTTGTATTAGCTTTTATAGTAGCTTTCATCTCAGCGTATATCCTCTCAAATTTCTTGTATCCGGTAGAATCTAATTTTATTGGTCGTGTTTGTATCAGACAATGTTGGTACTCGTCATAAACAAGTGCATCGTAAAGGTCATATCCTTTTCCTGCATCGTCTATCGCATACACCGAAGGATCAACATTAACGAATTGTGAATATATCTTATCAATCTTACTCCATACTCCTGTCTCGAAAGCGTAAATATATGAATATGTTTTACTGGCGTTGCTTACTATCAATTCTTTCTCATAAGCGTTATAACAGAATATCGCAGAGGCTAAATAAGTTCTAAAGTCTATTGTGCTTATTATTGTTGAGAGTTCCACAAGGTCGCTGTCATTTATCTTGTCATCGTAAGCAGAGTAACCCACAAGATAAGAAGCGGGGATTCCTTCGATTATATCACTTATGCTTTTGATGGTTCTTCCTGACATAATGTAAACACTCTTTTCAGCACTAAATACAATACCACCTTCAATCTGTACATAAGAATTATTGTTGGTTATTACTTTTTTTGATAGTGGATGTATCGTTTTATAAACAATCTCACCTTCTCCTTGCTCCATTAACCATATTCCTATTGAAGTCAACACATATAAAGGAAATTGTCCGTATTGTCCTTCAGATATAACATTTACTATTGATGATAATACTCTTATTTCACAATTACTATCACTTATTCTGTATGAATTTTTTGCAGGATAAATAAAAGGATTGTCAATATCCGATAACTGGATACGGTTTTTATCTATTTGTACTCTGTTCTCTGTGTACATTCCACCTATTATTGTACCACTTGTTTCTTCTACTGTTTTTGCTTTACCGTAAATATCAAGTCCTGAATGATAAGCATAATTTAGTATAGGATGAGCCTCTAAAGGATAATTACCCATGAATTTATAATTCGCACCATCGTATGATACTAATGCCATACTTATTGCCCTACTATCAGGATAACCGTACACATGATTAAATACTAAAATGTTTGGATTAGCTGCTTTTATATAAGGATAATAATAGGGTATTTCGTGTATCATGCGATAACTACCTTCTATCGTATCAATGTCAACTATCATATATAATGTTAATGTTCCTAAAGCACCCCTTGAATATCCGGTAGGAAGAAAATACGTCTCCCAGTCAGTATCATCATTTATTGTTAATTGGCTATATCCTTCAAATAATTTCTGTTTGATATATCCGAAATGTATTCTCGAATTAAAATTATATGCGACATCTCCCCAATGGTCGTGATGTGAGAAACTGTCAACAGGCAATAATTCATTGCTTTGTAGTTCTCCTTCTATTTCTAACTTCTTACTATTTGAAGCTACTAACTCATCTAATTCTATTGATGCTATTCTATAATAGTTTGATACTTCCAAAAGGTTTTCGGTTTTTTCGTATCCGTGCATTGCGACAATAAGTGTACCGGCAGCAGGTTGTATGTAGTCATCGTCCGTGTAATCATATAAATCTCTATGGTAAACAAAAATATCTAATGACATTATGATACTTTTCCATTTCAGAATTTCAGCTAATCCTGCTGTACTAAAAATAATATTAGCATATACATTACCGATTGGATAATTTGAAATACCAAATGTTGTCGAAGTTGTTTCAACTTTACAGTCTGAATCATGTGATATTCTTGCGTATAATGGTAATGAATGTTTTATGTAAGTTCCATCAAACAATTTATAAGCATATCTTACCATTAATTCACCTTCATAGCTTTTATTCGCTTTTTTATGAATTTCTAATGCTTCAACCAAAGCTGTCATAGCTTTTAGATAAGTTGAATATGTGGCTGTTGTTTCTAAAGTTACTACCTGAGTGAGATATGTCTGACCCATTGGTATTTTATCATATTCAAGTTTCCTGTAATTTGTTCCAGATATATTGGTTATATAACTCTCATCATAAATAAATACATATTTACTCACATCCGTAACCACAAACAGAACATTATTGAAATGATGTAAATAATCTAATGTCTCTCCGGTAATATCTAAAATCTCTTTTCGGGAACTCTGGGCAGTCATATCAATTACATATATTTTATCGAATCTCGAATCATAACAAATGAATTTATCTGTTGATAATACCGGATGCTTATGTAATATCCATCCTGCATAATCCAATGTCCAGTCACTACTCACGTCCCCCGCTGGTCTCCAACTACCATCTTTGTATCTCATATTAATAATTTCCTGACAGCTTCCATCAGGTACATCAATATCGGAATTGGCTATGTTTATGCCTCTTATGTTTATCTTTTTTAATTCACTCATAGAGATTGACTGTTAATTGTTTTTTGCTCACTCATATTTACTACTAATTGCTTTTCGATATTCTGAATAAACCTGTCTGTTTTACTATTATTAATATCGCCATTATCCTTTTCAAACAATTTTGTTTCGAGTGTGATCTCATGCAATACCTTAAGGGTGTTGGTTACACATCTAAGACTTTCGGATTTTTCTATTAATTCCCCTAACTTTTTAATTGATGCTAATTTCACAACCTCAATTTCAGCGATTGTTTCGTCTTTATCCTCAGTATTCTCATTAAATTCATTCAAGAGAACAGCATTAGCCTTATCGAGTGCTGAACTTGTATTATTGATGGGAATTATTTTAGTCTCTTTTTTCTTTTTTATGGGTTTGTTTTCATTATCCCACATCTCCACTAACTTAAATAACTCCAATGTAGTCAGGTCAAACTTCTCTGCTGTAATTTTGTAATCAAAAGAAGTATCCTTTAAAAATTGGAATATCTTTAAGGCTTTTATTTTTGATATTTCTGTTACTTTTGCCATATTACTTATTTTTCATCATTCTATCTAACATAGCCATAGCCTCTGGGTTCGCCTGTTCGTTGGCTTGCTGTCCTGTTTCATTTATCTGTTGCATCATCTCAGGTGACATATTCTGTTGTCCTCCTGCCATTTGTTCTTCTCTCTGCTTGATTGTTTCCAGAAGTTTTTCGGCAAATGGGAAATTAGAATTTTCAAGGAACATTTTTACATCTATCATATTACCTTCAAGTAATCTGAATAACATATCATCCATCATATTTCTGAAAATAGGTGTATCTTGGCTTTCAGCTACCTTAACATCAAAGTCAAGGTTTCTTACTTTATCGGGATCATACTCACGTGCTTCTTCGTTATAATCACTTCCTGCCATAGCAAGGTATCTTTTCTCTTTATAAAACTGACGTAAAACCTTTAATATTTTAGTATCACGTCTTTGTTTCTGAAACGAAAACACACTAAGCATATCCTTTGAGTTTATTGTTGCGTTTTGTGCTTCCTGAGCGTATAGGCTTGCCGGTGTTCCACTTTTGGGTGCCTGTCCTTGTATCGCATTCTGAACTCCTGATATGTCCTGTATGAGTTTTAATTTGTAAGCAAGTAATTCT